CGCAGGAACCGGAAGTTCAACAAAGTCATCATTATAGGGCTGTTGTCCACTTTGATGATATTGAGTATAAAAGGTTTCAAAATCTCCGGTGGTTCCCCGATCTTTTTGACCAATTTGGCCTTCGGCGTTTCTACCGGTCCCGTAAATAATATCATCATTATCTATAAAAAAGAAATTGTTAGCAGTACAAATTGTACGTTTAAAAATTGCATCTTGATCAGTGACTGGAGAAAAAGTATTAAATCCACGATTTGCAACCATGGTACCTTCACTTATTCGCTCCCCGTGTCGCTCAAAACGATTAATTCCTGTTGCTAATCCTCGGCCTCCTCTGCCAACTAAGCTCAATGAAAGTTCTTTATCCGCAAAAGATTGATGACCGTCCATAAGTTCGGGAAAAGAAATTGTACTGCCTCTTTCACCAACTACTTTATCAACAAAAGCCTTTGTAGCGGCATGGTCGTCAGCGGTTGGTTCACCAACTGCAAGAGCTCCGGTGGAATCTCTTTTAGCAATCGTGTTTGCGGTTGCAGTTGTATCAATATCTGCGGTAAGACTAAGTTCACCTCCTGAACCAAAAGTAAAATCTGCGGTGTCGATGTTTAAGCCAATTTTACCTCCTGTAATGTCGAAAGAAGAAACTGCAGCACCGGCACTGTTGTAAAGTTGTACACCGTCAGCACCACTTGCACCAGTAACAGAACTAACAGCAAATGCTGTGGCATCATCACTTTTATATTTAATAAGGTAAACAATTGCATTACCGCCAATAGGATCTTCATCACTAGGAGAACCAATTGTATCCGGAAGAGTAGTGCTGCCACTTACAGAAGGACTGTTAAGACCTTCAAGAAGTTCAACAATTTCTTTATAAGTAATATCAGCAGGGCTTGCATTTTCATCATATGAAATAGTTTGCCCGTCGCATGGCAACCATCCTGGAGCACCATCCCATTTGGTAAATTCGGCTGGACTACCTTCTGTTGCCCAGGAATCAAGAATCCTTGCGTCCACCGCAATCATCGTTCCAACTGGAATAAGATTAACAGGTAAAGTAAAGTTTTCTGCTTGTAAAAGTGATCGAACCGAAGTAGCAATATTACCTTCAAGCGTGCTTTGAGCAAACCATTCGACATCTGGTGAACCTCCTCCACTCCATCTTAAAAGAGAAGCGGTGGTTCCAGGAGAAGTTCCAGGCAAATTCCAATCATAGTTATTAACGGTAAGGACTGGAGATGTACCTGCAAGTGCTAGTTTATTTCCAGTAGCAATTTCAAAAATTCCTGTCTCGCTTCCCGCGTAATTAAACTGAAGTTTTTCTGGGGTGCCCGCATTTTCAAATTTAAGAGAAGCAGCATTAGATGAAGCAGAAGATTTAAAACCAATACCTTTGGCACCAATTAATTGAATACCATCGCCGGTTGTAGAACTACCAGAGCTGATATTTAAAGTTGACGTGCTGATTGTTCCTGTGGTACCACCGAACGAATAATCACCCGTAATTAAAACACTGCCACTAAAATTTGTAGACTGGCTAAAAGTTTTTATACCAGTAACTGTTTGATTAGAGGCAAGGGTCATTATACCCTCTGTATTTGTAACGAAGTCGGTGGCATTAAGGCCGTCGATTATAGCATTACATTTATCCGCCCACTCTTTAAACGTGTCGGTATTGTCAATTCGTGTTAAAGTAAAGTCGTAGGCCATAGATTAAATTTTTCTTGTAGATCTATTTATCACTGTACATCACAGCTTCTAATTTAATAATTCTTTCTTTTAAATCGCAAACTTCTTGTTTAAGTTCTTTAATTTCTCTATTACGTTTCTTTCTAGCAAGTGCTGATTTATAACCTTCTTTATCTGTATTGGTAATAATTCCGGTATTTAAATTTTTTACCAAATGGGGGTTATCGGCAATTTGTCTTTTTGATTCATTCATATTAAACGGTTGCAACCGCTCTCAAATCTTTTGCGAATGGAGCATCTCCGTAATTTTTTCCACGCAATTCAATTTTAATTATAAACGAACTAAATTCAGTTGTGCCGGTATTAAGGTTAAATCTTACTTCATTAAAAATTGTTCTATCAACATTAATTGGAATTGACGTAGGATCTAGCGGAGAAACCGTATGCCAATCTGTATCTGTCTCGGTACTTGAGATAATTTGACCGTTTGTATCTTTAAGCTGAACATATACTTCTACATCAGATGTAGAAGAAGGTCGATTTACATCAAGGTAAATATCGATTTGATCGCTTAAATTATCAAGGGTAATTTCACGAGTAACATATTGAGAAGTATCTCCTGTTTCGGATATAAAATAGTTTCGTGTTTCAAGGGAAAGATCCCTGTTAATAACTGGAGTTAACCTTTCATCATTAGAGCTAAAGAATGTTTCAATGCGCGTATCTTTAAAATTATCTGCTTGAATTTCGTAATTTTCATTACTAATATATTCAATTGGAAGTCCTGCTGTAACATCGTATTTAACACCAGAAAAGTAAATTTCGTTTCGAATAGATGTTTTACCGCCAAGATTAATTGCTTTTTGATTTAAAGCAAAAGCTCCGACTTTATATTTGTTAAGAGTTCCTTTTATTGTTTCGTCTGTTTTACTACTGCTGTCGCTAATAGTTATTGTCGGCGCTTCAAGATAGCCAAACCCTTTCTTTGTGATATCAATGCGGGAAATTGAATCATCTGCGGGGTTAAATACCGGAACAGCTGTTGCAGTAACTCCACCAGGGAACGCAACTTTAGTTGAGTTACCATCTGAATCAATTACGGTTGTGAATGGCGCTTCAACAGTAACAGTACAAGTAAGTGCATCCCAACCTGTATTATTAGAAATTATAGATGCATCAATTTCGCCAAGATGTGTTCCAACTTGTGGACAAGCGACAAGCGAAGCAGTTTCGCCGGTTGCAAACGATCCGCGTTTTAAGCTAAATTTTAAATCCCTGTTTTGTATTGCGGTCCAAGTTGTTTTATTAGAACTTGCAAAAAACGATCCAAGTGCAGGCTGTGAAGTAATAATTTGACCTGTGATAAGATCCGTTTTATCACCTCCAAGTTCTGCGATAAAAGCAGTGTACTCTGAGCTTGCTGAGAAACAAACAATTGCGTATTCGGTGTCAGCAGACAGATAAACTGGATAAGGGTATTTAAATGTGGTTGCAAGAGATCCATCCGCACTTGTTCCGACATCTTCCCAGTTAACGGTTGACTCACTACCTGAAACAATATCTCCAGTTGGATAACCATTAACCGTTGTTACGATGTAAGATTTAATAGGAACCTTTGTGCTCTCGCTTGGTTTCCCTGCAAAGAAAAGATCAATTGACGTGGCAAAAATACCTGTTTCATCCGTAACCCTAAAAGTCTGAGCAATTGGATCCCACCGTCGTGTACGTCTTTCAGTTCTTGTAGTTGTAGTAATTCGAGGAAGTGTGGCGCTAATGCTTATAGTCTGCTTGTTTGTTTGAAGACCATTAGAGATGTATCTTGCCAAAGCGTTGCTTGTAGATTCATCTTCCAAATTACGTGGTGAATTTGTAATAGTAATAGTCTTTTCTCCAGAAGAGAATTTAAGGCTATCGTTATTAGGAATAATAAGCACACCTTCTACAATGCCATCTGTATCAGAAATAACATCAGAAGTAACAAACGTCTCAAGAAGTGTTGCTTCATCAGCCCCATCATATTGTGTCAAGCTGGATTGATCAAAGCCTGGAAGTAAATCATTAATTAGTCTTTCTTTTTCAGCAGCGCTTGCGGGCCCCGCCTCAACTGTTTCAATAATTTTAGTAACATAACTCCAAAACTGTTTCCCTGCCCCAGCAATACGATTTGCAGGGTCGGTTACAAATGCACGATCAGAAGCCTTTAAGTTATACCAACGCGTTCCAAACCAAGTAGGAACCGAAAGATTGTTTGTAAGAAACTTAGTCACTTGTGTTTCGATGTCATTTGTAAGAATTGCTGTTTCTGTGTGATCATGACTGTTTACAATATCATCACGTGTTAAAAGGTGTGCATATTCTGTAACATCAATACCATCGATGAAGAAAAAGAACTTGGAATTTGGTTTAAGACCTTCTGCTCGGAAGTAAACTGCCTTTGAGCGTGCGTATGGACGAATCTTAACATCTGTTACAAATTCACCAAGGGATTGTTCAATTCGCTCCTGAACAATCTCTGTCTCCGTGACTGTTCTTTCTTCCACCCGCATCGTATTCCTCCTCCGGGCCCCAATGGTTCTCCATCCTCCACCAAACTGAGTATTTGTTCTTTGCTGAGTAAGACCAACACGCTCGTTAAGGTCGCGGATTGAATCAAATAAACCTGTTCCACCAAAAATATCGAAATCAATTTCTGGAGCGGTAATTGTATCATTCCATGTATCAACCTCCGGAGCAAGAATCATAGAACCAAGTGTTGCAACATATTCATAGGGTTGAACACTTACAAATTGTGTAGCAAAAGGTTGATTGGTATACACAACCTCGTTATACGGAAGTGTTAATGCTTCATTGCTAAGGCCGCTATTAGTAAATTGAGAATCAGCATTGATATCAATCCCATTTGTTTGAGTTAATTCAAAGGGAATGCTATAAGCAGAAAATGCAGGATAAAGATGCCCTCGTTCTCTTTCATAGTGACAAATAAATTCGCTATTTAGCACATCACCAATTGTAAAGTTTCTAAATCCTTCTGCAACAAGACCATTTTTAAACCTTGCTGTTCCATCATCATCAAAGATACTTTTATCATCCGCGCTTTTTTCAAGAAGTGAAAGAGCTGTATAATATTCAAGGTTTGACACTCGCGTATCAATTCTTCCAATATCGCTCATTGTATAACGCTGATGACGGAATGATTCAACATCAATATTGGTAGCTTTAAATGTATAAGCAGGAATATTTAAATTATGAAGTACTAAACCGTTTGATGAAGCATTTGCCGCAACAGGTAAAAGACTTGGTATTCCCTTTTCAATAGAGAATTCGCCATTAGACAAAATTACTATTGAATCAACCCGCGGTAAAAAGTAATCAATATCGCCGATAATTGGACTATAAGGATCCAGTGAAAGAACATCTGTTGTAGATGGATAAGGACGAATGTCAAAGAAGTCTCCCAAACGATTTCCATTGTAAAGAGGAATATCATCAAGATCAGATTGACCACCACCAGAATTTCTATAACTATTTACCGTATAAAAATTACCTCCACTAAATTTCCAATGCACAACATTTACATTTGTTTCACCAGCTTTAAGGCACCGCACCTTAGCAGTTTCGTATTGCGTCGATGTTTGGCCGTCGGTAACAAGTTCAAAGTTTTCGTCGGGAACACTAATCAAATGAAAGACACCAGGCAATTCAACAATATCGCCAAGAGCTGGAGTTCCAGCCAAAGTTATTGTTTCGGTAGTTTCTGTTTTAATGCCAAGAGAGTCAAGATTTTTGGCAACAGTAGCAATAATACTAATAGTATCACCTGAATCCGCAGCAGAAGGTGAATCTCCTGAAAAATCTAAAGTTAAAGTTCCCGCAGAAGTATTAGAAACAATAGTAAAATCGGTTGATTCCAGTACTTCGTCTTTGGTTGCGTTGTAAACAATAACTGAAGAAGGACTTTTATCAAATGTTGAGCCAGTAACGCTAAAAGTTACAGTCTTATCGGAAGCGACGGTGATGGTTTCTGTATCAGGATCTTGCGGGAAGTTAACCTTTTCAGATACTTGAATTGAGTTAAATGTTTTAACCGCGGTGTTTGGTAATTCAAAAAGAGTAGAATTGATATTTGTATCGTGCAGCTTTATTCCATTTCTTTCTTGAACTTCAAAATTAACATCACCTAAATTGGTAATCGCAGCACCTTTAATTGTAGCTACATTGTCAAAAATCTTTCCTGCATTGAGAGAAATTTCACGAAGAAACAAACGAAATCTATTACCGCTTATAAATTCAACAGAAAGAATCTTACAAGTACCAATCGTCGCGGATGTGGAATCAACTAGATTATATGTTAAAGTATTACTGTCAAGAAAAGGAAGACCACCACCGGTATGCGGTGAGCCAAGATTTCTAAAATTACCTTCAACATAGTTACCCATACTTGCAACCGTTGAACCATCTTCCAAAACACCGTTTTGTAAATCAGCAGCAGATACCCGTGCTTTATCTCCTAAAAGAGTAAGTGGGCCGGCAAGCTCAATTCTTTTTCCACGTACGTATGCAACAGAAGGAGAAAGCGTTGCTGCGTATTTTTTATTTGCTTCTGTCTGGGAAAGATCATTGGCTGCTGTGCTATTTTTATAACGGCCGGTGTAAGAATCTTCGCTTAAAACTTCTTGAATTTCAACATTAAATTTATCAACAACATAACTTCCACTTTCTTCAAAGGTTCTTTCTGCAAGAACTTTTTCTAAAGTTGTATCGCTGTTGTCAATGGGATTTTCAATAACAATAACTTCGTTATCTTTAATCTCTAAAAGAGCTACAAGATTTTCTTTTTCACTAAAATTTTCAACAAGATCAAGTTTAAGATTTATTTGATAGCGGTCTGCGCCTGGAGCCGCAAAGTTCGGAAATCCATTTGCGTTATCAAATAAAGTTGAATCTTCGCCCGAAGTAATTTGCTTTTCATCAATTTGCAATACCGCGAAACCGTCAAAAAGCTCGTCTTCACTTAAAGCTCTACACGTATATTGTTCTGCAGTTGATGCCAAGCATCCTTTAACAAAGAAAACACCCGTTGTAAGATTCGCGCTAATTGCTTTTCCATTATTGATAACCAATCCCTCAACAATATTTTGCTGTGTAAGGCCTTGAATAGAAACATTACCACCAACAATTTCATTTGCACTTCCAACACCCGTACTGGAATTACCAGCTCGACGATATTGAATAAAAAGACGGTATGAAAGAGAATTTAATTCTTCAATCTTGACTAGACTTGCTGAAACAGCAGATTCCGTAGAAGTTATTGAAATACCTGTTAAATCCACAGTCAAGTTTTCAAAAGCAGTAGCATCTTCTGAACCATTGAATTGAACGTCAATAAATCTTAATGTATTATCAAAAGTACAATCACCGCCAACAATACCGGTATTCGGCTTAAATAAACTTTGACCTAAACGATCAAGCTGGGCTTGAAGAATTGACTGGGCCTGATTTAATTCTCTGGCCTGAACAGTTCTTCCTGGCTGAAATAAAACCCTTAAATAATTTTTATCGTCCGGCGTTAAACCGGAAGTATCCGGTGTATTAATGTCGTCGAAATATTTTGATGTGTAAGCGGTGATTGCCATTATAGTTGAATGATAAGTTTAAGCTCTTCGTTTTGACCTTCTGCACGAGTAATTGTTGCACGGTTGTCAATAAAAACAACATCCCCAGATCCTTGTTTATAAGTTGACTGGACTCTGGTAGATGGAATAAGACTGGTAACAACCGATGAAGCTCCTAGCTCGTCATCTTTAGGTGGATTAAACGTTAAAGCAGTAGCTATATCGGTTTCAGACGATACAAGAATTGACTCGTATCCATAAAAATGATCAGTGTAATAATAATATCTAAATGGATCTAAAGCAAGTCCATTTTCAACCGTTTGTACGTGAGAAATAACACCAACCTTTTTACCATTTTGAACGATTTGCCACCCAGCTCCAATTGGATTTGAGCCGTCTGCAGGAATTACTTGAGTTCCTGGGAATGTAAAATACTTCAAAGGTTGAATATAAGGATCGGTAAGATTGGTATCAGAAGTTGTTAAAGGATTTCTAATAACTGAAACCTGGTGATATTCAGTAGCATTAGGAATAAAAGTAGCATTACCGGTATCTGCAAAAAGACCAAGATAAAATGCCGGAAGGGTTTCAAACTTCTTAGACCCAAATCCATCAACCGACCCAATCTTTGGAATTGCAATTGCGTCTCTTCGTAAGCTTGCTGCGACGTATGTTGCAGAACCATCAGTAAAATCCAAAAGGCCTGTTCCACCGTTAGCTGGGCGAAGATTTTCAATATCGCTAATATCAACTCTACAGTTTTTCCATCTGCGCAATCCAATCGATCCGTCCGTGGGATCAACTAAAGTTGTGTAATGAGTATCCGTTAAACGAATTTCAGAAATGGATTTCTCTGAGATGTTTACAATATAATCAGCGTTTGTAAGAGTCAGACTGCGAGAGTTTCCAGTTTCATCAACGCCATGAACAGTTACATCAGCTTGTAAAGTAGTGGTTGTATCGCCCGCGCCAAATGTACCAGACGGCTCGTAAACGTTACCTCCGTTAATCAGGTTAAAACCGTAAAGAAGTCCACCGGTCTTTTGCTTAATATAAGTAGGAAGATCGTTACTTCCACTTAATGTAAATAGTGAAGGGGAATCAACTAGATTTTCAATATCAGCAAGTGTACTTCCTCCAGAAATTGTAGAAGCAGTAACCAACGTAGAAGCCGGGGAAGAACTAAGTGAATCCCTAATTGCTTGAGCCAATTGATCTATTGTAAGATCAACTGTGCCGGCAGGACTATCGGAATTTGTCGGAACTGTAATTGTAACAGCGTTTCCAACTTCGGTAACGCTAATCCCACTTATAAAGGGGCTTGTATCATCAAGATTAAATTCAACCGTAATATTATTTCCAGATATTCCAGCTGTTACGGCTTCCAGTTTTAAAACACCGTCAGTAAATTCAACAAATGCAAATGCTGAAGAACTGTTATCTCTTGCAGAAGTAGTACTTGAACCATCACCAATATCAACAAATTGCGAACTATTAATATCACTGTTAATTTCGTATCTTCCAAGATAGGTAAATACGTAACCCGAAGAAGTTGAAAGTACTCCGTAATCAAAAAATGAATTTCCGAGTCTGCTTATCACATCCGCGTCAACCGCAGATCCATCAGCGGGGGCTTGTAAAACCAAAAAGATTTGGTCACCTGCCATAACGTAACAAGGATTAACGTTGTTAACATTATCAGCATAAAAACAAGTTGGATCAAGAGGATCGTATTGTTTATATTTTGTTGATGCTTGAACGTCGTTTCTTGGAATCACACGAGAAGTATTTGTGGAATTAATTCTAAATAGTCCAGTAATGTGATCTAAAACACGTTGATTATCTTTAAATGTTCCAACCGGAAATGGAGAAGTTGCAGAAGTACCTGCTACATCGTCCCATGTATCTTGTTGGCCGATAGCGATATAATATGAATTATTCGTAATATCAGAATCCAAAAGATCCGTGGAATTTCTTCGGAATTGTTCTGTAATAATGGCTGCCATAATGTTATTTATACGTTAAAAAATTATTTATTAAGTTTGTGTATATGTAAAAGAATTAAAAAATGGGGTTTTTGTATCATAAGTGTATCCCGCTTCAAAATCTAATCCACCCAAAAAGCTTCTTAAATTTAAAGGTGAATCATAAGGTGAAGAATCATCGGTCCAGCCAAGGTCAAAGGTTAAGTTAGTAAATCGAAAACCAGAGTTAATATGAAGTTGAGCAACAGTAGAATCATCATATACTTGCCATGCCGTATTAAGTTCATTAACTTCAGGAATATACGGAAAGATTGTCCAATTGTCATTACTGCTTTGTAAAAGTTCATCTTCTGGACTAGCGTCAGAATCGTATAACGCCCAGTAACCTTCCGATTCAAAAAACTTAAAACAAAGTCCAGAAGATTGAGAATTAAATCTATGAACGGTATCAATAACATTAGCAGGACTACTGTCGTCTAATATATTGGAAGATGCTGCAAGTAAAAAGTTTTCAGTAACAGTCGGAGACGCATCGGGATCAAGAAGAAGATCAAATGAAGTAAGCGAAAACGAATCAGTAAAAGACCTTGTATAAAAATCAATTAAAGTGCCGCTACTGAAGTTATTAAAATGTGTATTGAAACTAACATCAAACGCCGCCGGAACATCAGAAAATTTTGGTGTCCCTTGTATTCTACTAAGTAAATCTGGAAGGTTAGATCTAAATTTAATAATGTTTAAATCATCTCTAGAAAACGCTTCGGGCTTATAAAATGCTCTAAATTGCGGATCAACCCCGCCTTCTCCAGTAATTGTACCGGTTGGAAGCTTCCATTTAACTTTGATTAAAACGTGTTTCCATCCTCCTTCAGCAAGTGGTAATAGGTAATCAAGTGTTGCATCGGTATTGGAATATGCCGATTCATTACGATCAAGAACACGGTCACCGTTTACATATACATCACCAACTTGAATCAAATCATCACCAAACTCGATACGGTCACCATAAAGATCAATAAAACTATTACTACTTGGGCTGTCTGAAGTCGAGTATTGAATTAATGTTTGATCAAGTTGTGCCGGGGAATAATCTGAATTTCCCCCAGCAAAGAAAACAAAACTAAGCCAACCTTCTGTGTAAGTAGAACTATTTAAGTATGATGGTGCATATACAATAGGTGAGTCGGAAGGTTCTCTAAAGTCTTCGGTAATTAAATCGTCAAGAATAAAATCCAAAAACGGTTCTGAAGACTGGTCAATTTGTTCAAATGCAATAGGAAATCTAAATGCTCCGTCGGAATCTTTGGTATACTCTGCATCTCCTTGAGAGATTAAAAGATTTCCGTATTCACCCCAACCTGCGTTATCAACAAACTTGCCGTCTTTATTCCATGTTTGACGATACGCGGTTTGAATTGTATTTTCGTTTATTGTAGATCGTGAAAGAATAAAGTTAAAGAAAAAAGCTTTAATCAAATTTCTATCTGAAATAATATTTCCTCTTTTATCAAAAATAGATCTGACGTGAGTTAAGTAATGAAACCCACCATCTCCCATTAACACTTTAATTAAGAACGTAAATGCAATGTTTAAGTATTGATGATTTGGCGCGTGTTGACCGAAAAACGTACTCCAGTCAATTCGGTCTGCCAAAGCAGTGACATTTTCTACTTCGTTCCAAACCGGGGGTGAAGCAGTCGCGTCGTATTGAAATACTTTCGAAATATTTCCATACGAAATAGTTGTACTGCCACTATCATCCCCATCAGTTACAAGATAAAGCGTATCATTGGCGGGGGCAGAAGAACCGGTTGGTAATTCAGAAGTAAGTTTGACAACCTTTTCAACATCAAGATAAAATTCCAACGCTTCTTTAACCCAGTCATTATCTGCAAAAATTTCAAGTGTTAGCGAGATAAAAAATTTAAGTCCAGCTGGGTGAACAAATTTAAGATATTCATTTTTCCAATTTGCTTGATCAGATTCGGATTTGATTACATAAGAAAATTCTTGATAACGAAAACTATCACGAACCCGGTTTTCGGTTGAAACGATTCCCTTGTCGGGATCGCCCACTGTAAATAAAACTTCTTTTGGATAAATTAAAGTTACAAACTCATCATAAAAAATACGAAAGAAAGCGTAAACACTTTCTTCTGATCCTCGGCTATTGTAATAATCTGCAATAACTTTGTAAAGCCTTACTCGATCAAGTGATCGACTTTGCGGAATTGCCGCGCCAATCATTCTTTCAATTGCATCCAAGTACTTATCACTTGCGGTATCAACGTCATGCTGGCGAATCAAGTTATTTAACTCGAAAGAAGGAGAAAGTTCTTTATTAAGATGGCGATAATAAGCCTTAAGCAGCTTAATCAATTCCGGTGCACCAAGCTCAAAGTGCTCGGGAAGAACAGATGCAACCGTCTGTGTTTCAACCGCGGTTGCGGTGCCTGTTGCTATACTTAACTCCATACTATTTCTTATTAATAAGTTGTGCCGCCAATTGAACTTGAACTTCCACTACTACTTCCGGTGCTACCAGTGCTGCTACCCGTGTTATTTGAACTTGAAGTATTTGAATCTATAAACGTAGGTCCGCGATCTTTATTAAACGTTGAATAGTTAACCGAACGAGAACCTCCACCACGAGCAATCTCATCTGGAAATGCAGAGAACGTGGATTTATCAAAATCAATACTTAATAAAAGATTTCTTTTTCCAACAATATCATTACTTTGGGTATTTGCAATAAAACACATTTCAGTTGTAGTGTCTACAAATAAATTAGATAATTGCATGACACCTGTAGCAAGATTAATTTGTCCTATTTGTGAAACTTTTTGTTCTGTTCCATCTTCGTTTCTTCTGCAAGTAAAAACTGTTCTAGTAAATTTATCAATACCCGGTTCGTCTTTAATAAAAAGAGATTCACCTCCAAGAGTAAAAGATGGAGTTGCAAAAACATCTACTAAAGTTTTACCATCATCAGGACGAAGTGGTGTACCAAAATCAACCGTAAAATCTGAAATTGAACCATCGGCAGGAACTGTAATTTCTTGACTTACAAAAACCCGAACAAGCGAGTTCATAACAGCGCGATTAAAATTATCCACTTTCTTCTGAAACAGCGAATGTCGAAATATGGTATCAAACCCGTTAATGTCTGATTCAGCAAATGGAACAGCCACATTATCTTTAATTGCAAGCTGTAATTCAGAAGCACTTAGCGATGAAATACTAGGATCATATTTAACAAGAACGTCAAGTACGATGTTTACAAACTGCGGATCAACAATTTGTGGTGTAATGGCAAGAATCTTTTTTGATTCGAGAAAGTCAAGAATGGAAACTTTATCAGCTTCGGAAACGGTATCAGTTGTATTTTCTGAGTTTGGTTTTAATGAAATAAATGCGGAACCAAACGTCGGTGGATCATTATCTTCCCCGCCCCAAGCACTTACACTTTGAACAAAAGAAAAGTTATTTGTAATTAAATTTTTGTAATCGTCTGAAGTAACAGCACGGTTTTGAGTAGTAAAACTATTAATCGCGTTATTCTTTAAACGCTCAACGGTTTCTTTATTACTTCCCCCACTTGATCTCGCACCGCCTTTAATAGAAAGTGAAGTTCCTGCTGCGGTGAAGTTCCCGCTTGTATCCCCGCTAATTGAAAAGGCAGTATTTACTCCATTACCTCCTGCACCACTTGTTATGAGATATTGCATTTCAATTACATTGCCTGCATCAAGCTTAGCACCGTAAATGCCATTACCAAACGTAAGTTCGTATCGACCTGCGCTGTTTTCATTAATAAAATAAACCTTTGAATCTGCAGTCACATCAATATCACTAAATTGATTAAATCGTGTAGCTGTTCCTTCGCTTTTAGCTCCGGTTGGATAAACCAAAACGCGAAGAGTACTTATGTCAACATCTTCATCAGCTAATTCGTAACGTTGACCGGTATCAACCGCATTAGCTTCAAAGGTTGTTGTAACAAGACTTCCTTCGTATCCAATTAATGGCTGGTCTTCAGTAACGGTATAAAAATGCGATTCACCAACTGTGGTTTTACTAAGTGTAGTAACATCATCAAGAACAACAAAAGAATAGTTTTCCGAATTATAAGTTGCTGTTAATCGCGTTCCTCGTGGAACTACATAAGTACTTGCGGAATCGGCCGCTCCGCCAATGGTTCCAACAATATCTACGCGAGATGCAGAAAAACTGCGAGGAATGTAACCAAGAAGTTTCGCTGCAGAAACTACACTGCTTCGCAACTGAGCCGAGTCAATGAAACTTTCATTCACCGCTACGTGAGCAAGCATTGCGTTATAGTGAGTATTGTATGCCAGCAGATCAACAATATTATTAAGGTTAGAACCTTCAAAATCCCAATCTGTAAATTCTGTTTCGCTGTTTTTAAAATAGTCAATTAGATTTGCTTTGATTTGTGCAAAGTCTAATTCAGAAACATCGAGTTGTTCTCCATTAATTGCCATAAGTTTATCGTGTTCTTGTTAAAAGAAAAATAAATTCTACGTCGGTGCCATACGACATTTGAAAAGTTGTTGTAATACGGTAAGCGTTTCTTTCGTGATCATCAGCGACTTGAACCTCAAACCGCGAAATTCTTTTTTCAAATTTTGTAACTCCGCTTATAATCTCATCCTTTATCTGAGATGCTGTTATTGGACTAGCAAGTTCAAATAAAAGATTATTTACACGAGTTCCAAATTCTGGAAAGAATGGTCGTGTACCTTGTGGTGTTAATACAATATTCTTAATGCTATTCTTAACAGCTTCAATATCAGTTGCAAGAATCACATCGCCTGTCGCAGGATGAATAAAACTAAAACTTACATCTTTAAAAACATCACCAGCCACCACGGTTGGTTGATAATTGGGTTTATTAAAGTCTGAAAGAATACTATTCATTACTTGTTTCTATTTATAAAGTTTCTACTTAGCTTTTTTGATTTTGAGCTAAAGAATACGCAGAGTTTTCTACATATCCTTTTTGTAAAACAATTGCGCGGACACCACCCAAATTAGAATCTTTATAAGCCTTATACGATTCTTTATTAAGAAAAATCGCAGGTCTATCAAATGTAAAATTAGAATCTCCAGTATCTGCAACCACCACCGTCGCATTAGGGTTAATTCCTGCTGGATCAAACAGACTTCCATCAGAATTTTGTAATTCCAAAATTGCTCCGCCACGATACTTGGTACTTGCCGCGGTAAAGCCAGAAACCAATTTATTACCATACGTTCCTATTCCAACAGAATCTGATTTAAGAACTCCCGGCTTTCTTCCGGATTTCTTTAATTGGTTTTCTCCTTCTTCTATTTCAAATCCACGTTCTGTCCAATAATTGGTAAGATCTTGTGGGCGTTCTTCAGGAATAATACTAAGAAACGTATCAAAATCCCAGTCAGGAGTTCCGTATATATTAATTCCTGCAGCAGGTTCGCTTTGCTGTGGAGAAGAATCGTTTATATTATTGTGCGCTCTTAAAACTCCTACATCGTTAGCAATTTGGTTAGTAACTAAACCGGCTCTTCTTCTAAATTCATCAAGTGTTTCACCCGGCCATTCATCCCGCTTGCTAGAAATAATTCTTTCAATTTCGCCGACAGGATTTGCAGAAGAATTTTTTATCGCAGAGTCTTTCAATCTGTAATAAAAACTTTGCAGCGCTGTAAGCATTGATTCATTTGCAGGCGTTGGATTAAGGTTAGCCTTTTCACTGATAATTTTTCCTGCATTATACGTATGAAGGTTAAACTCAGAATTAAATTCGCGCTCTTGCTGATTAAAGCGTAACAAAGGTTCAAACGGTTTCAAAGGAAGAGGAGTTTCAGTGGAAACGTTAGTCGCAGGGGAAAGAGCAACACCACTCTTATAGTTTGTCATACCACAGATATCAAAACTGTTCAGGTTAGAAATAATATCATTTAAGTTATCTACAACATTGCCAAACTTATCATTAATGTCTTTAATAATTTTAACCTTATCAAGCAGACCCGCATTTCTTGCATCCACTAGAAGTTCGGCAAGAGATTTTTCCTTTAGCTCGCCCGCCTTGCGTAATAGATTTCCTCCTTCTTTAGCAATAGCAGAAATATTACCAAGCTTTTCAACAATTTCTTGCGCCGTGTCAGTTTCTAAAATTTTGCTCATCACCTCTTGTTTAACCTTTTCAATTAAAAGGTCATCGAGATTTTTAACACAGTCGGCTATGTTTGCAATGCCTCCAAGATTTAAGTTTGCGCCTGTTACATTACGAACAACGTTTTGGATATTTGCAACCTTACTAATATCAAGAGAATTTGTTACACTACCGCCAAGCTGGTCTTCAAGCTGACCTAAACCTAGTTTGCCTAGATTGTTTTCTCCACTCGTGAGAGTATCAATCGCTCTTTGGATTTTTACTAATGTATTAAAATTTGACATTATTAAAATAAGTTAAAATTAAGCCTGAGGCGGTTGGCCAGTGCCGGTTCCGCTTGAGCCGCCGGAGATCGGGTGATTGTGAGTACTAAGTGGAATTTCGTTACCAGTAATTTCGCCGACAGCTGTTATGGTACTTTCGGTATTAATCTCAGGTTTAATCGAAACCGGGCCGGATTCAATCTTAAAATTCGCGGAATCAAAAACGGTGTCAGCGTCGCTTTTAACAGCAAGAAGTCCACCAC